GAGCCTGTCCAGGTTGTCGTTCAGGAGCCTGTCACTGAGCCTGTCCAGGTTGTCGTTCAGGAGCCTGTCACTGAGCCTGTCCAGAAGCCTGTCCAGGTTGTCGTTCAGGAGCCTGTCACCGAGGCTACCCAGGTTGTTGCTCAAGAGGAGAAGACAACCGAACTCTAGATTGTACAGTGATACAGTCGCCCCAACTGTGAACTAGAGAGTTTAACAGTTCAACCAAAAGTCAATAGTATAATTACTATTGTGAGGTTTCATCCTATTTATTTTATATATCGTGTTTTAAATTATTCATTAATAAAAATTGAAAAATTCTATCATACACATTCTATTATTTTATACTTAATGACTAACAGTATTAGAGAAATTATTGCAAACATGCCAAATGTACACACATTAACACAAATACAATATGAAATATTAAAAAGATTTAGACATGATAAAGAACGTAATAATATATGTTCAAATGTTGCTTGTCAACATATGCTCATATCTGAATGTAGATATATTGATAGTGTAATTGAATCACAATACAAACTAATAAATGATTTACCTCCTGAATTAAAACAAAAAGTTATAGAAAATCGTCAAGGATCAAATATAAATGTAAATGTAAATGAATTAAATATTGAAGATATAAATTTTATACTTGATTCAATTGTTGTTTTAAAACCTGGTACAATAGTTAAAATAAATGATAAAATCGGTGTTTTATTGGGCGTTGAACCTTATTTACATGGTTATGGATATGATTTAGCCAGTCCTATAAATGGTGGTACAGTGATAAAGTATTTAAAAGATGCAATAGTTGTAAAACAATCCATTAAATACGATGGTATAAAATCCTATTTTAATCCAAATTTTATTTCACAATATAATCTTGATGATATTTGTTATACAAATGAATATGTCGATGCCATTGTATACGAACCTATTAATACAAATAATTCTTTTGAATTTACTCCAGAATTTTTTCAATCATTATATCCTTCTACATATATTGATACAAATATATCGTATGATGTTGAAGATGAAACATCCGATGAATAAAAATTGAATAATTAATTTATACCTCATATAATATATAATCGTAATGGCTACATTTATTACTAACATATCTAATTTAACCATGATGAAACGCGAAATTTTAATGCGTTTTAGACGTGATAGAAATGTGACAGGATTGTGTCCTAATATGCATTCTGAATATGTTTTAGAATATGAAGTTCAATATTTAGATTTTATAAAAGAATCTAAATATAATTTATTAAGTGATTTACCTGAAAATTTATTATATAAAGTAAAAACTTTTCGTGAAGAAGAATCTATCGATCATGAATTAATAGTTAGTAATGAATTAAATAATGATGATATAAATTTTATATTGACTATACGATACACACCAACAATTGGTGAAATAGTTAGTATTAATAATGAAATTGGTATTGTATTAAATATAGAACCTTATTTATTAGGTTATGGTTACGATATTGCTATACCTAGGAATGGCGGTCATGTAGTAAAGTATCCATGGAATTCTATAGTGATAGATCAAGATGATATTCATCAAGATGATATTATTATTGCTTTTTCACAAGAGTTTTTAAATAAACATTCTATTTTGGAATTGTTCGATACTTGTAATACTGAATCAATGCATTTAGATAATTTCATTACATGAACATTTATTACATGAACATTTAAGCGATTGATAACAAATTCATTAAATTATTATTTTTCATTGGTAGTGGTTTATTTCTCCTAATCTTTAATTTATCAAAATTATTAGTCTTTGATTGATTGAAAAATTTGGGTACTTCTTCAATGACAGAAAATAAAGGAATAGATGGTGGTAATAAACAATGATATTCTTTAGGGATTGATATAAAATCATTCCTAAATTGCTCTATAGACATTGTTCCACCCAACACTTTCAATACTTTGCGTGGTGGTGCATAACAAATTGACTTGCTCGAAAAATGATTATCATTGCTTTTATACACCATGTTTTTAATTCGTGATAATAAAGCAAAACGTTCCCATATTTTATAATCATTTAAAGACAAATTAAATGCATGTGCACAATTAAAAGAACAAAAACAATCCCTAGTATAAAACTTTTTGGTTTTATTACAATACATTTCTGGAAGACCTACTGGTATAGTGTCAAAAGTATGCATACACCAAGAACACCACAAGTCAGTAGATGTTTTCCATGTTTTACCATCTTCATCTATTACAGAACTATTAGGAATATAATATTTCTTATCAATAATACCATTATCAGATATAACAGTTTCAAGATAAGAATATTTTTTATATTTCGTTTCTAATTCTACATATTTCTTTTTTAAATTTTCTAATTCGCGACATTTTTCGTTTAATGAATGTTTTAAATCTTCTGATGTTTCAATATTAAAATTAATTTGTTTCTTTGTAATAATAACTTTTTGTTCTGGTTGAGGTTCTTTTTTAATTTCTCCAGTAATTTTTAATATTTCTTTTTCAGATAATGGCAAATGTGCAATAATACAATTCGGTACACCAACTATACCAGTATTTTCATCTACCTCGAATATTTTACCACTAGGTTTTCGACCTCTTTTTTTCTTAACTGTTACTTTTTCAATTAATTCTTCTTCTGTTTTAACTTTTGGTTTTCGACCTCTCTTTTTAGGAATATTAATATCATTTGTTTCAACTAAATTTTCCATAAATCTTAATTAATTTAATCATCATATCTTTAATTAAATTAATTTATAAAACTATCAACTTGATCATCTCACACGCAATCTATTTTTTCGTCTTCCTATATTCATATTAATCCCGTCAGTACTTTCTGAATCAACGGTCATTACATCAACATTACGCGAAGTGGCCGTATCATTCAAAGTAATAACATTATTATTCAATCCATTTCTAGTAACTTTATTTATCATTTGAGTAATTTTTCGTGGTTTTTGTATAGTAATATTGTGAGTTGAATGTAGTGGATTGTTTACACCAGACATTTGCTGTGGTCTAATTTCACCAGACATTTGATGTGGATTATTTCCTCCCAGCATTTGTGAAATAGTGTTATTAACATTTTGTTGCGAATCATGTAATTCATCATCTATAGTATGTTCTGCCACAGGAATATTATTATGTTCAGGTTGTTGTTCTTTCATGCGTCTGTACATTTCTTGTCTTGTTAAACCTGGTGCTTTTTCTTCTTTATTTTCAACCTTTTCTTCTTTTCCAACATTTGTTTCAACAAATCCAGCAATAGTTGATTGAATTTTTTCAAACATACCAGGATTTCTTTCTACCATACCTTGTAAACCTTTTTCTTCTACATATTGTTGCGAATAATGAAACGATAGAGCAGCACCACCAAACATATAAACAAATTTTAATTCAGGTTCTACTTTACCAATATAATCTTTATATTTTTCATGCAATTCACCCATTACATTATCATAATTATTTATATTACCACACATTTGTTTATGAAATCCATTCAATTTAAGACCAAATGGATCGAAATATTTATTACCACGTTCAATTAATTGTACACCTTTTAACAATCCATCTTTACCCATTTGAATGGCAACTTTTTTCTGTTCTCGTTCAGTATGAAATTTTACTTCATCTTCCATATCCTCAATATTTGATTGCAATGTATAATCTTTTGTCAATTTAACATCTTTTCTAATTTCTTCTAATGCAAAAAACAGAGCCATACGTTTAAATTTCTTTTCACGTTCACTAGTATATTTGGGAATATAATGCGTTTCTTTAGTTTCTTCTGGTTTACTTGAAATTCTAATATTATTAAAATCATTTACATAATTATCAGTTTTTTTATGTGAATTCGAAGATGAATCATATCTACTATGTCTACGAGAACTTTTAGAACTTTTAGAACTTTGTGTACTTTGTGTAATAGATGAATTAGTAGAACTATTTGATCGTTTACTCGATCTTTTTTCTGATCTCTTGGATGAATATTTACTTGATCTTCTCCTAGATGATGTGGTAGATGATTCAGAACTTAAAAAATCTGATTTCTTAGATTGTCTAATTTTTTGCATCAAATCAGAATCTTCACTGTCACTATTATGCTCTTCTATGCGTTCAACATTTAAAGTTTTTGATATGGGTTTTAATTTACATTCATCAGCCAAAAGATCTAAAAATAATTCACCTTCAGTGGTCGATTCTTGATTCCTATGTTTCTTTGAATTATGATTCATTATAAATTATTAAGAAACTATATTATATTTATATAACGCATTGTATAAATATAATCCTAAACATTTTGTCATTTGATTTATTTTTAAATTATTCTTTAGAATCATTTGAATCATTTGAATCAACAGATATTTCCGAATTAATAGATTCATCCGTATCATTATTACTACCATCGGATGAGTTTGGGTCTAATGAATCTTCACTATCATTTTCATATTGTTCTATTTGTTGAAATGTTTCTATTTGTTGAAAATTTTCTTTAGCTTCTTTTGATGCACAATTATTATATGAAATTAAATATGCTATTGTTACTAGTACTGCTATAGATGGATTAACTGATGTTAAATATACAATTAATACTAATACACAAAACTTTACTAGTGGGTTATCAATATGACGCGAAATTACTGAAGGAACATATGATGAGAAAAATACAGATGCAAATGTTAACACAATAAACATATACAATGTATTTTTATCTAATAATAATTTACTAAATTGACGGTGTCCATTATTAAATAATACAGAGACTTTATCCATAATATTATATATTAAGATAAAATTCTTTTGATATTTTTATAATATCTAAAGTATATTATAAAATGTATTGTACCATTGAAGATGCATGGGGTCAAGATTTCAACCAAGATGCAAAAGATGTTGATTCAGATAAACCTAAAGAATTTATAGATCAAGAATACAAGTTAAAAGAAACATTTGATTCAGAAACTAATTCTGAACCCAAACAAAGAAAGAATTTACATAAGCAATATTTAAAACTCAAAGAAATGTTTGATGATTCAGAAAAAGAAAGTAAAGTTTGTTTAGCAGTTAATACACATATAAATACTTGTTCTATTTGTAGAAATCGTTATTTAAAACACATGAATGAACATTCGTCAATGCCAACCATGCCATCATTCTCAATACCATCAATATCTCAATTAATGCATAGAAATTCTGATGCCGTGACTATATTTTTAATTTGTATAATGATATTATTAATTATAAAGTTATTTAATAAAAATAATTAAATTTTACTCATATCCCATTGAATATATAATATATTTGGTTCGTAAAAATCCATTTTAGTTATTATTTTCTTAAAAGATTTATTATGTTTTAACTTTCTTATAACATAATGAACACTTTCTAATGGTTCATATTCCAATTCACCAAATATGAATGGTGGAATTTCATAATTTATATGATCAATTAAACTATCCATACTATTCATAATCATATTACTGACTTGTTCTAAAATATTCTTATAACATTCTTTTTTTTTAATTTGTTGATCTTTTTTAAAAGTTACATATTTTTCTAAATTTAAGCTCATTAAAGAATAATACAGATATAAAGTTAAATGATTAAAAATTTAGTTATTGCTGGTGGAGGATTGAAAACAGCACCTGTTATTGGAGCAATAAAATATCTTGAAGAAAAAAACATAATAGAAAATGTGACATCATATTATGGAGCATCAGCTGGATCAATATTTTGTTTATTATTAATATTAAAATACAGTGCTATTGAAATAGAAAATCTTTTTCTGAATTTAAATATGGGTAAATTATTCGAACCAAATACTGATATTGAAAACTTTTTTAATTATTATTGCATATATAATCAAAATAAATTTGCAAAAATAATAAAATTATTAATTAATTATAAATTAGGCAGAGATTTAAGTGGCAACATTTGTGGTACATATGAAAATATAACTATGTATCAATTATATATTAAAACGGGTATTAAATTCACATGTTCTGTAGTATCATTAAAGACTAGAACTGTTAAATATTTCAATCATATATCACAGCCCAATATTCCTGTATTTAAACTTTTAATGATGACCAGTGCAGTACCATTTATATTTAAACCTGTTAAATGGCGAGATGTATTATATGTTGATGGTGGAATGGTGGATAACTTTCCAATACATATTATACCTGCAAATGAAATAGAATATACATTAGGTATTAGACCATTAATTAAATTATCTCATTGTAAAACAAAAATTAATACATTATATGATTATGTAAATTGCATATTTTCAATTGTAACATGTTCAATAAATAAAATTAATTCATTTAAAGTGATATGGATAGAAATTGACGAAAAAAATACAAATGATGTTTTAAATACTAGTATGAATAAGGAGAATAAATTAAAAATTATACAAAAAGGTTATGATGACATGAAAAAACAATATACAGAATTTAAAAAGGTTAAATACATTAATGCTAGTACACAAACTGATATGATTATTAAATATGATATGTTAAAACGAAGTAAAAGTTTATAATCTAATTGTATAATAATGAGTGATATAGTAGATATTCCATTAGTAAAAATGAATAAAATATTTCCAAATAAAAAAGGAGTAGATAAATCAAAATTAATGATTACTAATGTAGGTATGTATAGTGTGAGTAAAATTAAGGGATCTGAAAAATTGATATATCTTATTAAAAAATATTTTAATAATTCTACTAATTTAACTATTACTGATGCTACATCTAATGTTGGGTCAGATTCTATTAACTTGGCTATGCATTTTAAACAAGTTAATTCAATAGAACTAGATTTTAATCAATTCAGTGTTTTAAAACACAATGTTGAAATTTATGGTTTACAAAATGTTAACTTGATCAATGGAAATTCATTAGAAACTATTAGTACTTTAAAACAAGATGTAGTATATATCGATGCTCCTTGGGGAGGAATTGATTATAAAAATGCTGAATCTATGAAATTATATCTTGGTGATAATGAATTATCGCAAATATATATGGAAAATAAACAGTATTGTAAATTGATGATTTTTAAAGTTCCAAAGAATTATGATTTTACCTATTTTATACAACATACTGATATAAATAAATTTTGTATTCATTCATATTTAGGATTTGATGGTAGTATTAAATTTTATTTTATTATGTGTATCGAATAAAATAATTAAATGTAGATAATTTTTGTGACATTGGACCCTTGCATAGACATATGACCACATATAGAACTTATTTCATTTTCAAATTTTCTGGGAATTTCCATTGTATTTATTATATTATTCTTAGCAAAAGCATCTCTACCAATAGTTTCTACAGAATGAGGAATTTTAACAGTTCTTAATTGATTATTACTAAATGCAGATACACCAATATATTTAACAGAATCTGGTATTACTAAATTAACAATTCTATTATAACTAAATGAATAATCACCAATAGTTTCAAGTGAAGATGGTAAAATTAATGAATTAATTTCATTTTCACCAAATGCAGAAGTAGCAATAGATATTAATGAAGAATCTGGACTAAATGTCAATGTTTTTATTTTGTTTAATCTAAACACCGAATCACCAATAGTTCTCATAGCTCGAGGAATATTTACATTAACAATTTTATTTTCTTGGAATACACCAAAAGGAAGGTCTGTCAATGATTCAGATATACGAAGTGTAGATATATCATTATTTTTAAATGCACTAGATCCAATAAAAGTTACAGTATCGGGCATATTAAACATGCCCACATAATAATTACTATACATTGTATCAAAAGTATCAGATTCAATACGTGTCATTGGTTCGGCACCATTTTCTAATAATAATTGTTCAAATTCTGCATCTCTAACACCAAAATAAATTAATGATAATGTTGTATACAAGCCTTTGTGAAAATTACAATTTGCACCTAATGAAATACACATTCTTGCATTAGAAATATTATTTCTATTAACTGCTTCATATAATGCTTCATCTAATGTATCGTATGTTGTAACTTGATCAGGATGAAGTAAATGATGTTTCTTACAATTATTTACATATTGATTACATGCTTCTCTATTTTCATGTTTAACATCATTACACACTATATTATCTGGATTAGCTTGTAAATATTCATTTGCCTTAATTTTAGATTTCCATTCGATATTATTTGCAGCATCTTTACTAGTTAATGATTTTATAACTTCTTTACAACCAAGAAATGATGTTACAATTGTATTTGTATCTGGATCTAAATCTTTCAATGTTCCACCACCTACTAACATCAAATATTTTGCCTTGTACTTTAAACTCTTGTGATAAAAACTCATTATATAATAGTGTTATATAATGATTTTTTTATAATTTATAAATTAAGTATAAATAACATTGGTAACAGTTGTTCGGTCTGCAAATGTATCTCCACATATAGAATTCATTTCATTTCTAAATCTTTCAGGTATTTCAACAGTTTGTATTGTACCATTTCCCATAAATGCATTTTCACCAATAGATATAACAGATTCGGGAATTATAACAGTACCTAAATTATTATATGTAAATGCACGTTCACCAATAGTTGTAACAGAATTAGGTATCACTAAATTAACAATTTTATTATTGCTAAATGCACTTGCACCTATAATTGTAAGAGAATTGGGTAAATTTAATTCAGAAATTTTATTATTGCTAAATGCACTTGCACCTATAATTGTTAATAATGATCCAGGATTAAAAACCAAATTGTTAATTTTATTTCTAGCAAAAACAGCAGCATCAATTGATTCTAATGATGCCACAATATTCAATTGTTCAATTTTATTATTATAAAATGCATCAGTTTCAATTCTTCTTAATGATTCTGACATATGAAGATCAGTAATGTGATTGCTTCTAAAAGCACTTTCACCAATTGTTACAATAGTATTAGGCATATTAAACATATTTATGCGATTGTGTCCATAAAAATCATTAGCATCATTATAAGCATTAGCTTCAATATGTGTTAATGGTGTAGCACCATTATCTATTAATAATTGTTCAAATTCTGGATTTTTATCAGAAAAATATAATTGAGATAATACCGAGAATGTACCATGTTGATAATTACAATTTGCACCTAATAGAATACACATTCTTGCATCATCTAAATTATCATAATTAATTGTGTGAAATAATGCCACATCTAAATTATCACAATTATATTTATTATATAAATGATGTTTCTTACAATTATTTACATATTGATTACATGCTTCTTTATTTTCATGTCTGACATCATTACACACCATATTATCTGGATTAGTTTGTGAATATTCATTTGTCTTAATTTTAGCTTTCCATTCAATATTATTTGCAGCATTTTTACTAGTTAGTGATTGAACCACTTCTTTGCAACCAAGAAATGATGATGCATGTGTATTTGTGTCTGGATCTAAATCTTTCAATGTTCCACCACCTACTAACATCAAATATTTTGCCTTGTACTTTAAACTCTTGTGATAAAAACTCATTATATAATATAATATATCATATAATAAAATTAAATTATAAATCTATTAAACATAATCGGCACCATAATCAGCTTGTCCATTCTTTAATGTTGACTTTTTAGACATCAATTTTAAATCTTCACCCAATGTTTCATATTGCTTCATTTGATCTTCCAATGACATATTCATTTCATCTTTTTCTTCAGCACTAAAACCAATTTTAGAAATCTTAAATACATCATTTAATTCTCTATCACCACTAAACATAGTATTGTAATCAGTGGTTGAACTAACATTTCCAGTAATCATTGATGTGTTACCATTATATAACATCATATCTTCACAATCAATATCTTCATCTGCTGTCATATTAAACATTTCATTGAATTTCTTTTGTCTATCTTCCAGATTTTCAATATTATCCAATGTATTTACATCATCTTGAAATTTAATTTTCATATCATTTTTTAAATTATTTATTTCATTATTTTCTAAACACATTAATGAATTAATATCATTGTCTCTTTTAGCTTGAGCTTCTAAAGAATCATCTGTTATTTTATCAGATACATTGTAATAATTTGGGTCAGCATCTAAATTTAAATCACGTAACTTTGCATAAAATTCATTTTCAGACATATAATTAATTTCTGGATTTTCTCTATTAACATCTTTAAGATCTTCATAATCTTCAATATTTGCTGATGATTCAAAAATATAATCATACATTATTTTATAATCGGGATTTGACAAAACATGGTGAGCAAGTTGTAGCATATGATATTTATCTTCACAATGTGGATCGTCAATATTTTTATCGGGATGATATTTTAATGCTAACTTTCTATATTTCTTTTTTTCCAATTCCACCGTAAAAGTTTCCTTAGTAATGCATAAAACAGTATATAAATTTATATCCTTAATAGCATATAAATCATCATTATTTATTTGTTCCGAATTATTTGTTTCAGTCATATTATTAAGGGTATAAACGTTATTTTTTTAAATCTAAACGCATAACAATTACCATACAAATGTAATAATCAATCATGAAGAAAATGCTTTAAAATTCATTAAAGATTTAGAAAAATTTGTTTAATAAAAATAAATATAATCGTATTATATATTAATATGTATTTATCAAGAGAAGAATGGGATAAAACCGATACATTTGCTAAGGCATATGATTTTTATTTGAATCAAGTGAATGAAGTAATAGCTCGTAATGCTGTAGTTGCTGCTGGTGGTGTTGTTGAGAATTTTAATCAAATTAAAAGTCGCATAGTGACATTATCAGTATCAGATCCGGATTTTGAATTATATATTCAAACTATGGGTGTTACTTTATTTCCCACTTATTTTAAAATACCTACAACAGTAATTGTACAGGGACAAGAATTGATAGTTGATAAATATATTCGTTATGCTGAAATTGGTTATAGTGCGATGAATAATGCTGGTGTTGCTCCTGTAGGTGGTGCTCCTGCTCCTGCTGCTGCTATTATTGCCAATAATGCAAAAAACCAAGCAATGACAAAAATAATACCAGCCCTTAAAGAACTAAGATGGATGTTCGTTAACAAAGACGTAGAATCCCCACCCGAAAAAGAAGAGTATGGATTTACAATGGAAGCAAATGGTGACGTAACCATTGTACATAACGGTGAAAAAGTTACTAGTTATCATCATATAAACATTACACCCGATAAAGTTTTAGAATGTGATAACGATCATTGCAGACAATTTAAATTATTATTAAGAGGTATTAAAGTAGCTGATTTAACAACTTATGAACCTAATACTTTTTTTGCTCCAAATATGCCTAAACAACAAAGATTGGCAGAATCACATGCTATTCTCAAGTATTACGGTTGGGTAAAGAATAAAAAGCAAGATAATATTATGTTACCTGCTGATTTGACACCAGAAATGAGAGCTACTGGTACTGAAGCACATAATTCATTGCTAAAGATGGAATTTCTTGAAAGAGCTATTGTTGCTGACGCACCATTAGTTTTTAATGATACTGAAATCCATCAATTGATAGAAGATTGTATTAAAACAGTTCACAAACATCCTAAGATTATGAATTTATTACCTAATCAAAATTTTGATCTTTCTTCACAAAGAAGAAATGTATTTAGTCGATTAAGTAAAAAACAAATTTCAGAAATACAAGCTGCAAATATGGCATCACCATTAAATAATTTACAAGCTGGTGGTAATATTACTTTAGGTAATTATGGAAAGCAATCTAGTGTTATGGAAGGTGGACGGTCAGGAGGATCACCTTGCCCATCTCATTGTGCTGATACATTTGCTTCTTGCCTAAATCGTCTTGTATCAGTATTAAATGCTAAAGGTAGAATGTTAACACCAGAAACTTACAATAGTTTCAAACGTAAGATTGCCGATATGAGAGTATTAGAAGAAGATTTAAAAGATATTACTGAAAAGTTAGAAAAGTTCAATACATTTGGAAATGGATCAGTTCGTGATGTCGATATGGGTGTCTTAAATAATCTTAACACAATTACCAACAAACTTCGTGGTAGAATGATGACCATTAATACTGGTATCCAAACGCTAAGAATAAAGTTGGATGATCCTGCACCAACACCTAGTGGATTAGTTTCAATGTAAATAGTATAATTGATTGTAATTAATTTATTTAAAAACAAAAATTTTGTATAAAATCTTTGTTTAAAACCTATAGAAATAAAAAATTAAAAACTATTATTCTGAAAATATTTTCTTATGGTACTATTATATAATATGAGTGAAACTTATGATAATTGGAAACAAAAACGATTTCCTGCTAGTATAATTAATGCATTAGGTAATGCTATTGTTGTTGTTGGTTATGCTGGTGGTGCTGCCGAAGATGCCCAAGAAGCTAAAACCACGGCCATTAATGCCATTCTTGAAAATTTGCGTGCTGATGAAAA